ATGGAAGGAGCAATTGCCTTGAAAGATTACAAGGAAAAACTGGACAATGCCACACAAGCTTTAGCTGCTATGCAGCAAAAGAAAAAAGATAGCACTGCGTTGACGCAAGCTGAAGCTGATCTTTATGGCGATGTTGATAACGCTATTGTATTGCTCACCGGAGATGTAAAAAATTATGGAGCAACGGTGCAGGCCCTGCCAGAATGGCAAAGGCAATTCAATGATTCTCTTACGCAGGGTTATAACAATGCGCGAGATTTAAGTGTTGTACTGTCAGAAATCAATCGAACAGGACAGCGAGCCGGCTTAGGCTTGAGCGCTGGTTTCAGAGGGGAAGCTGGTCGGGCGTATGAAGATGCCATTAAAAACAAACGCACTCCAGAAGAAGCCAAGCAAATAGCGGAAGCCACTGAAAACACTTCACGATTGGTAATGGTTGCCACTGAGTTGGAGAATGTCTTCAATAATGTAGGCAGTGCATTTGGCGATGCTTTCCAGAAAATGATCAGCGGTAGTGCCACTGCCAAGGAGGCACTTGCCGGACTGTTCCAAAGCATTTCGGACAGCTTTGCTGGCATGGTTGCAAAGATGATTGCCGAATGGACGCAAGCGCAACTTGTCAAAGGCTTTCAAAGTATTGCTGGCATGATTCTTGGGCCAATCGCCGGAGGCATAAGTGGAGGGTTGGGAAGCTTGGTTTCAAGCGCTGCAGGTTTTGGCGGTAATTTTGACGCTGGCATTGCTCCGTTGTCAAACATTCCAAACTACAGCGGTGCATTTGCTACAGCAGCTAATGGTGCTGTTTGGCAAGGAGGCTTCCAGGCGTTTGCTTCTGGAGGCATTGTCACGGGCCCCACAATGGGTCTTGTCGGGGAAGGGCGTTACAACGAGGCCATAGTGCCCCTGCCTGATGGCAAGAGCATTCCTGTGGATCTTGGTGGTGGAGCAGGAGCTAGCACTACCAATGTTATAGTAAATGTAGATGCCAAAGGCACCAATGCTCAAGGCAATGAAGACGTGGCAAGGCAATTAGGCGGTGTCATTTCCGTTGCAGTGCAGTCTGAAATCGTCAGGCAACAACGACCAGGCGGCCTTCTTGCTTCTTCGCGATAATCATGGCAAACTTTCCTTCCATCGCTCCCACGTTTAACGCTCAGAAAAAGAGCAAGCCCATTCAAAGGGTGACGAAATTTGGGGACGGTTATGAACATCGCATTGCGTTTGGCTTAAATCAAAGTCCCAAAGAATGGACGCTTACTTTCATGGTGGACAACACCAATGCTGATACCGTTGAAACCTTCTTGGATGCAAGAGGAGTCGATGGGGATAGCTTTGTTTGGACTCCTCCTAGTTCATCCACGGCATTAAGGTGGGTATGCCAAGAATGGAACCGCGAATTGCTTGGTGAAAACTTCAACCGCATTGACACCACCTTCCGGCAAGTCTTTGAGCCGTAATTAACCATGGCATTGCCTCCTGCTTCTATTACTAGCGAACTGCAACAAGTATCGCCTAGTGCGATTATTGAGCTGTTCAGGCTGGAAACCAATATTGCTATGCACGGCGGCGATTCAATTTATCCCTTTCATAATGGCACCAATCTCAATGGCAATACGGACATTTATTGGCAAGGTGTGCAATACTTTAAGATGCCCATTGAAGCCACTGGTTTTGAATATAAGGGGGAAGGAAGTCTGCCTAGGCCAAGATTGAAGGTGTCCAATATCTTTGGCAACATTACTGCCATCTTGCTGACACTTCCCAATGGCCTGGAAGGCGCCAAGGTCACTCGCGTGCGCACTTTAGCTCGTTACATTGACGATGCCAATTTCCCTGGGGGCGTGAGTCCATATACGCCCGACCCTACGGCTGAATTTCCTTCTGAAATTTTTTACATTGACCGAAAGGTGCTTGAAACTAGGGATGTAGTGGAGTTTGAACTTGCAGCAGCGTTTGATTTGGCTAATGTTCGCATTCCAAAAAGGCAGTGCATTGCAAACATTTGTCAATGGAAGTATCGTTCGGCTGAATGTACTTACAATCCCTACCTTAATCCAGCATTATCCACTCATTACGTCAGGAATGGTTACTACGAAGGGCGAAATATCAACGCAGCGGGTCAGTTTGATCCTGGTTACTATTTAGCCGTTTATGCTGATGTGCTAGCGGCCGGTTATACGCTTGCCACTGCTCATCTTCACTATCTTAGTAGCGGCATTTATGAAGGGCGCAACGGAAATGCGGGGGGACTGTGGAGCGCTGTTTATTACTTAGACACCTATGTAGACCTTGGTGTGCTGGTCTATTTCAATGACAATGATCAGCCAACAACTGTGCCTTCACAGGACTCTTGCGGCAAAAGGCTAGATAGTTGTCGCATTAGATTTGGAGCTAACAATGAACTGCCTTATGGTAGTTTCCCTGGTATTGGCACGTTCTATGCTTGACGCTGATAATACAAAGCTGACTGCTGAATGGCGAGCGTTGGCATTAAACCATGCCAAGGAAAATGCACCAAGGGAAAGTTGTGGCTTGCTAGTAGTGGTCAAAGGGCGTTTGCGCTATTGGCCTTGTAGTAACATTGCTGCCACGCCCATGGACCAATTCATCATTTGCCCAGAAGATTGGGCAAAAGCAGAAGATGCCGGGGAAGTTGTTGCAATTGTTCATAGCCACCCCTTCACTCCTGCCATTGCAAGTCCCGCCGATCGCATTGGCTGCGAGCACAGTGGGCTTCAGTGGTTCATCATCAATCCAACCACTGAGCAATGGGGAGAATGCCTTCCTACGGGCCTGAAGGCGCCTCTCATTGGAAGACCATGGGTGTGGGGAGCAACGGATTGCTGGACGCTTGTGCGCGACTGGTATGCAGAACATGGCATGGAGCTGCCGGACTGGCAACGCCCATCAACGCCAGAAGAGTTTGAAGCTAGCCCAATGTTTGATGGTTGCTGGAAAGAGGCTGGCTTCTATGAGCTAAAAGAAGACGATGACTTGCAAGTTGGTGATGCCTTATTAATGAGTATTGCTAGCAGCAAGCTAAATCATGTGGGCGTTTACATTGGCGATCAATTAGTGCTCCATCACATTCGCGGTAGACTTTCGTCTAGGGACTTATTTGGAGAATGGCTGCAAAAAAGCGTCGGGCGTAAACTGCGGCATTACAATGCAGATAGGCTTGTAATGGCGTGATGCGTACAATTCGCGTTTATGGCAGAATTGCAAAGTTCCTGAAGCGGAGAGTGTTTCGCGCTGAAATTGGTTCTGTTGCTGAAGCCGTTAAGTTTCTGCTTGCTAATTTTCCGCATTTAGAGCCGGAACTTGCGAAAGGTCATTATCGCGTGACTGTAGGCACTTACGATCTTTCGGAAGAGGAAATTGGTTTTCCCATTGGCCAAGAGGAAATCAAGATTGTGCCCTTAGTGAGTGGTGCTGGTGCAGTTGGAAGGGCTGTTGCTGGCGTGGCATTGATCGCCTTTGCCATTCTTGTGCCTGGTCTTGGCACTGCTGCTGCCGTGCTTTTTGGCAAGACTATTGGCGGCATTTCCCTTGCCATTGGTCTTACTGGTGCGTCGCTTGCTTTTGGGGGGCTATCACAACTGCTCACGCCAGTGCCAAAAGTAAAGAGTGCTGAAATTAGTGATTCTGACAAAGATCCTCGTAAGTCATTTAGCTTTTCAGGCATTCAACAAACAAGTAGGCAAGGCGTGCCAGTACCTATTGTCTATGGGGAAATTCTTGTGGGATCTGTTACTGTGTCCGCTGGTGTTGATACCACTCGCGTGAGCTGATAATGACTGAAGAACTGCGGAAAGTAGTTGCTGGTGGTGGTGGCGGTGGTGCGCGAGCAGTTGGCAAAGGTGTTGTTACTGCAGCAGGAGCAAATCCTCCCGAGCCTGATGTAGATCCAGATAGTTTAGACAGTAGGCAGTATGTCACGCTGTTGGACGTTATTAGCGAAGGTGAAATTCAAGGACTTAAAAATGGTCTTCAATCTATCTTTTTAGACAATACGCCCCTGCAAAATCCAGACGGTTCACGTAATTTTCAAAACGTTCAAGTTGACACGCGCAATGGCACACAAGCGCAGGGTTATATTCCGCTTAGTAGTCAAATTGAAGACGAAATACCAGTTGGCCTGACAGTTGTTAAAAGCACGCCAATCACTCGCACCATTGCAGACTCCAATGTTAATGCCGTGCGCATTACCATTTCAGTGCCACAATTGCAATGGTTTCAACAAGATGGTGATATTCGTGGCACATCTTTTCAATTTGGCGTGAGAGTGCAATATAATGGTGGTGGCTTCAACACTGTTTTAATAGACACAATTTCAGGAAGGACAACTGACCTTTACCAAAGAGACTATCGTATTGCGTTGTCTGGCCCGTTCCCAGTAGATATTCGGCTAGAGCGTTTGACGGATGACAGCACCAATCCTCAAAAGGTGGATGCTTTTAGTTGGACGAGTTATACGGAAATCACCTATGCAAAACTGCGCTATCCAAATACCGCGTTAGTTGCCATTCGTGGTGATGCTGAGCAATTTAGCCGCGTGCCAGAACGTAGCTATTTGATTCGCGGCATCAAGGTGCGCATTCCCAATAATGCCACTGTCGATCAAGCTAATGGTCGCTTGGTTTATTCTGGCGTTTGGAACGGCACTTTTGGTGCTGCACAATGGTGTACGGATCCTGCCTGGATTTTGTGGGACATTCTTACTTCCACTCGCTATGGAACAGGTGATCACATACAAGCTAGCCAGCTAGACAAATGGGCATTTTTTGCTGCTAGTCAATATGCGTCGGAACTGGTGCTCAATGGCTTTGGTGGTGTTGAGCCGCGCTTTAGCTGCAACGTCAACATTCAAAGCCCTACGGAAGTATATTCGCTCATTAACGATATGTGCTCTATCTTTAGGGCAATGCCTTATTGGAGCACTGGTGCATTAACGATTGCGCAAGATAGGCCCACAGATCCTTCCTATTTGTTTACGCTGGCCAATGTCACAGAAGAAGGTTTTAGCTATGCAGGAAGCAGCTTAAAGGGAAGACCTACTGTTGCCGTGGTCAGTTATTTAGACATTCCATCAAGGGATGTAGCTTATGAGGTGGTGGAGGATAAGGCTGCCATCAGCAAGTATGGCGTTGTTACCACGGAAATCAAAGCCTTTGCTTGCACTAGCAGGGGGCAGGCGGCGCGAATCGGGGAGTGGCTTCTTTTCTCGGAACAATACGAGCGGGAAGTTGTTTCTTTTGCAACTAGCGTTGATTCTGGCGTGATCGTCAGACCTGGGCAGGTCATTGAAATCAGCGACCCCGTAAAAGCAGGCCAGCGGCGCGGTGGACGCATTTCAGCGGCTACAACCACCACTGTCACCGTGGATGACGCAACGGGCCTTCCTGCCTCTGGAGGGGCCCTTTCAGTGGTGCTCCTTACTGGTGCCGTGGAGCAGCGTAATGTAGTGTCACGCACTGGCGCTGTCATCACAGTGTCCCCTGCCTTCAGTAGTGCGCCTCAAAGCAATAGCGTCTGGATTTATCAAACCAGCGACCTGCAAACGTCACAATGGCGAGTGTTAAATGTTCAAGAGCAAGATGGTTCGCAATATGCCATTACTGCGCTGGAATATAACGCAAGCAAATACAATTACATTGAGCGAGGATCTGCTCTTCAGTTTAGGGATACAACCAATCTCAACATTCTTCCCCCATCGCCCTCCAATCTTCAAGCGGAGGAAGTGTTTTACGAAAACAATGGGAGAGCGCTGGTCAAGCTAATCATTTCATGGCGGCCAGTTGTTGGCATAAACGATTATCAACTGTGGTGGCGTTTCGAGCAGAACAACTGGTCTGTCGTTAATCTTGCCAGGGTTGATTACGAACTGTTTGACATTCAACAGGGCAACTTTGAAATTAAAGTTTACAGCATTGCTTCTTCATTAATACTTTCTCGATCTCCGGCACTTTTGTCGTACAAGGCAAGTGCATTGGCCGCTCCTCCAGAAAATGTTACTGGCCTGTATCTCATTCCATCAGACCAAGCATCAGTCAGTCTTAGTTGGGACCGCACCATTGCTTTGGACGTGCTCTTGGGCGGCAAGGTGCTCATCCGACATCAAGATGTGCTGACTGGTGCTGAATGGCAAAATGCTCAAACCATTGTAGAAGCTGCTGCTGGCAGCCAAACGCAAAAACTCGTTCCACTGTTGGAAGGAAGTTATTTGGTCAAGTTTGAGGATTCCTCTGGCAATAAATCAGTCACTCCAGCCATTATCACGGTCAAGCTTCCCGCACCACAACCACGACTTATATTTAAGACATATGCAGAAGATCAAGAGGACCCGCCATTCAGTGGCAATCCCACTGATATGTATTACTTCCCGGATGCTGATGGTCTTCTCATCTCGTCTGGCGAATTTGTTGATGATATGGCAATAGATGGCGACTGGGACGCCCTTGCCTCCATTGATAGCGTTGGTGGAGTGTTGCCCACTGGTGAGTATGAATTTGGCTCCACTTGGGACATGGGACGCATTTATGACGTAAACCTTCGGCGTCGTTTTATCACTCGTCCTTATCTGCCTGCTGCACTATGGGATGACAAAGTTGAGCTAATTGATGATTGGCCTGCCATTGATGACAATGACTTGGACAGAGTGGATGCTCAATTACAAGTGCGCACCACCAATGATGACCCAGGAGCATCTCCCGCCTGGAGCGAATGGATACCATTTGTCAATGGCATTTTGCAAGCACGGGCGTTCCAATTTAAGCTAGTTGCCTTTAGCACGGATCCTGGCATCAACATTGTCATTGACGAACTTGGTGCCACCATGGAATTACAGCAGCGAGTGGAGCAATCGGACATTATTACTAGCGCAGCAGGAAGTGCTGTGGTGAACTTTGCCTATCCCTTCTATCAAGCACCAAGTGTTGGACTTACTGCCTTCAATATGAACTCAGGGGATTATTTTTCCATTAGCAGTGTTACCGACACTGGATTTACCTTAGTATTTAGGAATAGTGCTGGAACTGCTATCAGCCGTAACTTCACTTATACTGCTATTGGCTTCGGTAAAGGATTGTAATGGCTCAAGGTGATCTTAATGTTGCAAACCAGTCAGGCGCTGCATTTCGTTCTGACTTAAATAATCAACTGCTGGCCCTTGGCACATTAATGAGTGGCGCTGCAGAACCAAGCACCACCTATGCCTACATGCGGTGGGTGGACACCACTAACAATATCATCAAAGGGCGTAACGCAGCCAATAATGGTTGGATTCCTCTTAGGCGCACTGATGGCACCCTGCTCAGCACTTCGTTGGAACTCTTGGATGCCGATGGGAGTAATTACGTGGGATTCCAGGCGCCTGCAACAGTATCGGGCGATGTGAAATGGACACTGCCTTCTGGGGATGGTTCTAGCAGCCAATCGCTTGTAACCAATGGCAGTGCCATTCTGAGCTGGGAGAGTCGTAGTCGCATTGTCTCGGGCCCTGTTAGGACCACCACGTCTGGCACCACTGTTGATTTTACTGACATTCCAAGCTGGGCAAAGCGGATTACTTTGACCCTAGCTGGGGTGAGTGTTAATGGTACAAGCCCAATACTTGTCAGACTTGGTGATTCGGGAGGAGTGGAGGCAAGTGGCTATAGCGGCACTTCGTCTTTGGTTTATGGGGCCGGTTCACTGATTTCTAGCCTGGCCCATTCAACTGGTTTTACCCTAGCGGGCCAAGCCACAAGTGCTGATGGCGTAGATTTACATGGTTCCATTGTCTTTACCGTGCTAGATAGCACTACTAATACATGGACATGTGCTGGAAACGTGTCGCGAACTGATCTTCCCGTAAGTTGCTACACCTCAGGGTCCAAAACACTGTCTGCCACGTTGGACCGTCTTCAAGTTACCACTCCGGCGGGAAACCTTTTTGACGCCGGCAAGGCGAGCATTGTCTACGAAGGCTAGTCTTTGCGGTAGACTGTCCCAGCATTTTCTTTTCCCATGGCAGTAAAAAGCAAAGGCGGCTCTGCAGCCCTTAAGCGTCAGCATCAACCAGGCCCGCCAAAATTGACGAGGCAAGGTGATGGCAAGAGGAGCAAGCCTTCTCATGGTCGCAAGCTTTCGCGTGGACAAGGCAAGGGCTGATCATTGACAAGCAAGTCATCAACGGCTAGCCTTCGGGCTGGCCTTTTTTCTTTGCTATGGCTGCCTTCGTCAATTCCTATTCCTTTTCCCATCGTTTCTCTGGTGACACTGATGCAGATCATGCCGGCTACCAGGAAATCATTCATCAATGCCAAGAAGTGAATGCTACTGCCTTAGCTCGTGAATTTTTTCATTTTGCTATGGGCTGTGGCTATGCTCCGCAAAGTATGGTAGAAGCTTTTGCAAAACTTTCCCAAGAGTATGGCGATGCTTATTGCTACGATGGAGACAATGCAATAAACTAAGCCAATGGTCGAGCCTGGGCGATACGACATCACGCTGCATCAAGGTGCCACGTTTGAGCTGCCAGTGCAATACAAAGATAACACTGGCCTGCCAATCAATATGAGCGGTTATACGCTTAGTGGCACTTTATGGAACGATACTGGCACTAGCAAGCTTGCTAATTTTACGGTGCCATGGGTGAGTCAGCCCAGTGGCATGTTCAAAATGCGTTTGGAAGCTAGCGTGACAAGTGGCGTTACTGAACAGGGGCAGTACGATTTGCTAGTGACCACTGCCGCAGGTGATAAGTTCTACCTGCTGGAAGGCACTGCTTTTTGGAATCCTGGCTTGTCCTGGAGGCCGTGATGACTGCCGTTACCATTCAAAAGCAAGAAAATCATGTTGTTATTACGGAAGACGCTAGTAGTGTCAATGTAACTACCAGCAATGCCAATGTAGTGCTCACGGCTCCTGGCAGTCAAGGGCCGCCTCGTAGTGAAGATTCAGGCGTCATCTACTTAAAGAACAACACTATTCCCACTCCCATTGCAACCATTAATGGCAGGGCTGTAGTGTCTGGCGTGCCGCTTACCAGCTCGTTGGTCAACTTTGAGAAAGATGCCACCACTAATTCGCTGAAATACAAGGGCACTAATGGCCGCTTTCACGCCATTGCCACTTTTAGCTTTTATTCTGGCAGCCAAGATACTTGTGGCTTCTACATTGGCATCAATCGTAATCCCTCTTCCCCATTGGATGCTGATGCCGATAGGATTTCCGAAAGTGAAATTTATGCCAATGCAGGGCCATCATCGTCGCAGCCACAGTCTGGTGCCATTCAAGCTTTAGTGCAATTGTATGAAAACGATAGGATTTTCTTCATCGTGCAAAACAAGAGCAAAGCAGGGGAAATTTTAGTGGAGTTTATGAAGCTAGTTGTTCGTTCCTAAAGATTTGTGCTATTGCGTGATTTTCTCTGTAAGATAGAAGGATAAGCGCTTACAAATCATGGCCCAAAGAATCGTTGAGGGGGAGCAATATGAAGCTTTCCTAATTCGTGGAGGTGTAGATGGTGGGCCAGTGCCAGTGGCGCAAGGCCTGACTATTCCTGAGCATGATTATATTGGCCTTACGTATAGTGGCTCGACTTTGACGGGAGTTGTCTACAAAGCAAGCGGTGTTTCTGGCACGACTGTTGCTTCATTAGCCCTTGCTTATAGCGGAACAACTCTTTTGTCCGTTACCAAGAGTTGAGCCATGGCGTATAAATTCAACCCATTCACTGGGAATTTTGATGACGTGGGCGATGGTGGTGCTGGTAGCACTCCAGGCGGTAGCAACACGCAAGTTCAATTCAACGATGGGGGATCGTTTGGTGGTGATAGTGGTCTAACTTTTGATAAGACTACTAATACACTGACTGTTGGGGCAAGTACAGTCGATGGTGGTGAAGCCACAGTGTATGGCGACATCAACCTCGACGACGGCGGCACGTACACCACTACACTGCAAGTGGTCACACCGACCGCTAACAGGACGATCAGCTATCCAGATGCCACCGGAACGGTCGCATTAGTTGCAGGCTCTAGTGGCCAACTGATCTTCAACAATGCTGGCGCCTATGCCGGGGTCAGCACTCTCACTGCTGACGGCTCGGGCAACATCACGCTGACGGGGCGCTGGACGAACAGCACCAACGGGGCTCAGAGCCTGTCGCCCACTCAACTGACGGGCGCTTGGTACGGCACCACCGGCAACAACACCCCTGCCGCAACGGGCACGACTGCATACCCTGCGCTCTACATCTCTCCGACTGGTACGTCCTTCGGTACGGACTGGAGTACGGGCGGCACGGGCCTAGGCGTCAATGCTCCGAGTGGGTTTGGGGGAAACCTGCTCGATCTGCGGGTGAATGGGACGAGTCAGTTCCGTATAGGGTCAAATGGTGGTGCTGTTTTCCCTGCTACATCGTCTACGCGCATCACCTTAAGAGGGGTCGAGGCAAACTCGTTAGGCGTCACTCTGACAGACTTTGGCGAGTATTACAGATTTGCAACTACAAACGGCTTTTTTGTCGGTGGCGCTGCTGCTATTGGATGGGCCAACGGAGGATTTACAAGCAGTTTAATTTACGACCTTCTTCTCCTCCGCTCT